GGCCCTTGAGAGGAAGGAGATATTCAACGAGAAGGGCTTCTGGAAGGCCTGAGAACCAGTCCGCGGGGCTTCCTAATGAGGCTCCGCGGACTGATCTCGGGCTATCTGTTTTGCGTTATGGGAGGGACGTATGGTATGAAAGAGACATATGTGACAGAAGGGGCTGGTGCGGTGGCCAAAAACGTTTTTGGCCACTCTGGCCATATGGCCAGTTTTTTGGCCACTTTGATTAGTCGTTACCGTTTCGTTATAAACCAGTGGCCAGAAAGTGGCCACAGTGGCCAGCAAGTGGCCAAAACACTGGCCACTTCACTTTCGCAGAATAGCAACGAAAAGTCGGTGTTCGCTGCAGTAGGTGGCCATCGCTTCTAATGACGGATTTGTTGATATTCTGCGGAAAAGTCGGGCAAGTGGCCAGTTTTGGTCTTTTTACTCTTATGAGAGAATAGAAGTATTTAAAAAGGGTATATATAGCTGAGCACGCTAACAATACACGTTTTTCTCAAAATTGGCCACTCTTTCTAATCATCTCGTCAAAACTGGCCACTTTGTATCATGCGTTGTACCAAGACCATCCTACAACTCATGATCGAGGCGATTGGTGATTAGATACACTACGCGTAACAATCATAGGCTATAATGAGGCACCATATTCTGGTGCTATGATCTTTCGAGGAGTATGATGGCCGGACTGGAACGGGACTTTCAGTCTCGCCTTATCCGAGAGATTCATGACCGCCTCCCTAAAGCGATCGTCCTGAAGAATGATCCGAGCTACCTCCAAGGTATCCCGGATCTTATAGTTCTGCACGGTGATCGATATGCCATGCTCGAGGTCAAACGGTCTTCTCGTTCCCCCAGGAGACCCAACCAGAGGTACTACACTGACCTCTTCTCAAGATGGTCATACGGAGCGTTCATCCACCCCGGTAACAAGGAGCAGATTCTAGATGAGATGGAACGATCACTCACGACTTAGCGGCCAGCACGCATTTCTGTCTGCGAGCAAGCACTCCTGGCTCAACTACGACCAGGACCGTCTTGTCGAGGCATTCAGGGCAAGCCAGGCAGCGGTCATGGGCACTCGTCTTCACGCCCTCGCCGCAGAGCACATCCGGCTCGGGCTCCGGATGCCGAAGAACCGCAACACGTTCAATCAGTATGTCAACGACGCCATCAGTCTGAGGATGACTCCCGAGCTGGTTCTGTACTACTCGGAGAATGTGTTCGGGACTGCGGACGCCATCGCGTTCGATACGCGAAAGAAGCTCCTTCGAGTCCATGACCTTAAGACTGGCACCACTCGGGTCAGCATGGCGCAGCTCGAGATCTATGCCGCTCTCTTCTGCCTTGAGTATGAGGTCCGACCCGGTGAGATCCGGAATGAGCTCCGTATCTACCAGAATGACGAGGTACTGGTCGAGGAGGCGGAGACAGACCTTGTCGCCCACATCATGGACCGCATTGTGACGTTCGACAAGCTCATCGATGAGATCAAGGCCGAGGAGGAATGATGACCACCCTGACCCACTTCGGTACGCCTCGTCACTCGGGGCGCTATCCTTGGGGGTCTGGAAAGGACCCCTATCAAGGGGCATCCACTTTCCTCGCCGAACGCGACCGTCTCCGCAAGGAGGGCATGACCGACACCGAGATCGCTCGGGCCTGGGAAATGACCACGACGGAGTTCCGGGCGCAGAACAGCATCGCCCGCGCCGAGAAGAAGGCGGGTGATGTTGCTCGAGCTGTTCGGCTCAAGGAGGCCGGTCTTCCCAACACGGCCATCGGTGAGAAGATGGGACTCAACGAGTCCTCCGTCAGGGAGCTCCTCAAGGCGGACGCCACGCATCGCAAGGACTCCATCCAGAAGACGGCGGAGGTTCTTGAGAAGGAGTGCGGCTCGAAGCAGTTCATCGAGTACGGCTCAGGCGTTGAGATGAACCTCGGCGTCTCCTCGGCCACCCTGAACACGGCGGTCGAGAGCCTCAAGGCCAAGGGATACAAGACTCACGAGGTCTATGTCAAGCAGGCCAACAGCGACAACTTCACCATCCTCAAGGTCCTCACTCCTCCCGGCGTCAGCAAGGCGGAGGTGATGGCGCACCGGGACAAGATTCGTACTCCGGGCGTGGTGGTCGACGAGAAGGGTCTTCTCACCACTGGGCTCAAGCCTCCGGCGGTCGTCTCGAGCAAGCGGGTCAAGGTTCGCTACGCCGAGTCCGGCGGGACGGATATGGACGGGGTCATCCAGATTCGCAGGGGTGTTCCGGATCTCGACCTCGGTGCAGCTCGTTACGCCCAGGTTCGAATCAACGTCGACGGGACGCACTACCTCAAGGGCATGGCCATGTACGGCGACAACATGCCCAAGGGTACGGACATCATCTTCAACACGAACAAGAGCAAGGGAACCCCGATGCTCGGGCCGAAGGACCACAGCGTCCTGAAGCCGCTCAAGTCGGATCCGGACAACCCGTTCGGAACGGTGGTTCGGCAGAAGATGTTCAAGGACAAGAAGACGGGGAAGAGCAGGCTCAGCGCCCTCAACATCGTGAATGAGGAGGGTACCTGGGACCGGTGGTCGCAGACTCTCGCCTCCCAGTTCCTGTCCAAGCAGTCCCCCGTCCTGGCGAGGAAGCAGCTGGAGGCGACACGGCGGTCCAAGAAGAAGGAGTTCGATGAGATCATGAGTCTCACGAACCCCGTCATCAAGAAGAAGCTCCTCATGGAGCTGGCCGATACCTGTGACTCAGCATCCGTGCACCTCAAGGCCAAGGCCCTTCCGGGTCAGGCCAGCCACGTGATCCTTCCTATGCCGCACCTTCGCAAGAAGGAGGTATATGCTCCCAATTATCGTGACGGTACTGTTCTTAGCCTCGTGCGTTACCCTCACGGAGGAACTTTTGAGATTCCTCAGCTTGTGGTCAACAACAAGGACAAGAAGGCACGGCGTCTTCTGGGCCTTGCTCGCGACGCTATCGGTATTCACCCATCTGTTGCTGAGCGCCTTTCTGGCGCTGATTTTGACGGCGACACTGTCATAACGATTCCGCACACAGGGACGACCAAGGTCAAGTCGACACCGGCTCTTCGAGGACTCAAGGGCTTCGAGCCGAAGCGGGTCTATCCCGCATACCCCGGTATGAAGCGCATGCGAGACACGCAGACCCAGATGGGCAAGATCTCCAACCTGATTACGGACATGACCCTGAAAGGGGCGTCCGAGTCAGAGCTTGCCCGGGCCGTTCGACACTCCATGGTAGTCATCGATGCCGAGAAGCACAACCTCAACTACAAGCAGTCCGAGCGGGACAACGGCATTGCCGCACTCAAGAAGAAGTACCAGGGCGGAACCACAAAGGGCGCTGCCACTCTGATCTCCCGTGCCTCGTCAACGGTACGGGTCAATGAGCGAAAGCCCCGGTCCGCAGCAAAGGGCGGGTCTATTGATCCCCGTACTGGCCGAAAGGTGTACGAGGAGACCGGACGCACCTATGTCAACGCCAAGGGTGAGAAGGTCCACAAGCTGACCAAGACTACTCGCATGGCCGAGACGAGGGACGCCCGTACTCTCAGCAGCGGCACGGTAATGGAGGGTCTCTATGCGACTCACGCCAACGAGTTGAAGGCACTGGCCAACTCAGCGAGGAAGGCAGCGCTCAAGACCCCGCCCATCAAGAGAGACCCCCGTAAGGCTAAGAAGTACGCCCCTGAGATCGCAGGCCTTCGTGCTCAGATTAACCGGGCCCTTAAACAGAAGCCCCTGGAGCGGCAGGCCCAGCTGGTCGCTCAGGGTGTTGTGGAGAAGAAGCTTCGAGCCAATGGAGATCTTTCCAAGAAAGAACGAGACAAGATCGAACGGATGGCTATACGCACCGCCCGCCAAAGGCTGGGGGTCGATAGGGCTGGGACCAGGGTAGTTCCTACCCCTGCCCAGTGGAAGGCCATCCAGGACGGCGCCATCTCCAACTCTATGATGGAGCAGATCGTCGCCAACGCAGAGACGGAGACGATCAAGGCGCTCGCAATGCCTCGTACTACCAAGGGCGTCAGTGCTGCCAAGCAGGCACGCATCGACACACTCAAGGCCCACGGTGCAACCACAGCAGAGATAGCAGAGAGCTTGGGCCTGACAACAGCTCAGGTGAAGGACTATCTCTATCAGTCCGACTGAGCCTATGCACACAGTGATAGGCTCACAGCCATCCTGCCCAGGACACAGACAGTAAGGAGGTGTGCAACCATGCTGGCTCTACGACTAACTACTGAGGACAATCCTTTCGATCCTTTCGACGAGTTCCTTGAGTGGTTCACATTCGATGAGCAACAAGGCTACCACACCACTGCCTACCTGGGCAGGGTGACGTACACCAGCGACGAGCTCTCTCTTGCAGATCAAGTTGAAAGTTCGAATGAATCAGTTCGTGAAGCGTTCGAGCTCAACCTTCAAGGCAATTACAAGATTGTTGAAAAAGAAATCGAAATCTGATTTCTGAAAAAGTGAGAATCCTCACCCCGGGGGGTGGGTCCCGCAAAGGTACCCCCGCCCCTGCTT